TTGGAATGTCACCGAGGTAGGCACGCATCCATATTTGATGATAAAAAAAGGCACTGAATCCTCAAATCCTGTTGCCCCGTCGATAGACCGCACCGCATCATCGTGGGAATTGGCGATAATGGATGTCAGGATACCGGCAGGAACGCTTGTCATAACGCAAGCCATGTTGACTGGAGACAGGCGGCTAGACCAAAATTTATGCGGAATTGTGGAGAGTGGCATCAAAAGCATACCAACGCAAAACTTATATGATTCATGGTGGGCTTGGTTCTCTGAATTGCAGGCAAGCGCAGAGGAAAAGGTGGCAATATTGACGCAATGGATAACAACCTTCAAAAATGAAAATATTGACGGGCTGGAGGAGTGGCTCACTACTTTTAAGGATACAAGCCTTGCCAATATGAATAATTGGTTCAATTCAAGCACGTCAAGCTTTGAAACGCAATTCAACTCATGGTTTTCCGACTTGCAGAACACGCTAGATGAAAATCAAGCAACTAATTTATTCAACAGGATAGATCAACATGAGCGATTGACTCTAACAGCCGATACCGTCCACGGAATGCGTCTAAATGAAGGCAGATTTCAGATATTTGATGGCATAGGTTGGGTGACTATAGCAAGAGTCCAACAAGGATTAACAGCCGCATATATAAGAAATAGGCAAGTCACTGCCATGCAATGGCGATTATTGCGATTAACGGCGCAACAATTTAGAAATTTAATAGAAAGAGAGAGTGATTAAGCATGGCAACCTCATTGCATACGGAAAATATAAACCTAGGAAAGTGGGCAGACACGGATTTTACAGATCCAACAGATTTTAACAATAATATGGATATTATCGATAAGGAGATATTTTATTTAAAAAATTTCACAACGGAGGACATTGAATTAACGGTCAATATTGGCGAGTTACAAGCAACTATTGATTCACTTCCGAAGGTAATTAACCACAATGTCATTATTAATGCAAATGCCGGAACATACTCAGGGGAAATAGTAATAGAAAAGTTTATGGGAGTTGGCACGATAAGCATAATTGGGGCATCAGTATCTGGAGCAACAACCCACAACGTGTCTAATGTGATAATAAGGGAAAATACATTGAGGGATTTCAGCGTGGAAGGATTAAGGGCGACAACAGGAACGGCTTTTTGTTTTCAAATTGAATATAATAGTTCCTTGAGGGTAGTCCTTAATAATAATACGGCAACATCCGGAAGCTCTGCAACCGCAGATAACTACGGAATCCGAGCTTATGCGACTAGTTTGGTGTTCGTCAACAACGGAAATGTATTTTCAAACAAAAATAGGGCGATATACTGTGCATATGGGAAAATTATCACGAACAATAATTCTGGAACTGGTAATAATATCGCATATATGGCAAATAATGGGGGTGCAATTCATCAAATGACCAGTGCGGCCACCTTGACCGGAACCACGCTAAACACAAGAAGTTCTGGAGGGTACATAATGAAAGCCGATGGTACTTTTGTATAAATAATGATAAATAAACCCAATACGAAAAGGAGAAAAATCATGAAACTAAATTTACCAGTGAGATTAAAAAACCCAATTTTTATTTTTCAGCTGATCTTGGCGATTTTGACGCCAATCTTGGCTTATGCCGGATTGACGGCCCAAGATATGACGTCATGGGGTGCCGTAGGCAGTCTGTTAATAGGAGCGGTAAGCAATCCCTATGTGCTGTCGCTAGTCGTTGTAAGCGTGTGGAATGCGCTGAATGACCCCACGACAAGCGGGGTATCAGATAGTGATCAGGCACTTACGTACACGGAACCCAAGAGCGAGTAACCGCTCTATTTTTATGCAAAGAAAGCGAGGATAAGAATGGAAAAATATTCAAGTGAAGCACTTAAGAAGGGAATCGCCCCCGAAAAATCCGTCGATGAAATGACGGCAAAGGAAATCAGGGCATTTCAAGATAGCCTAGACCCAGACATGATGGGTTTTGACGGTCATGAAGGAATGGTGACAGAGGATGCTTAATATCAATAAAAATCTATCAGTCATCAACTACAATGCCGGCAATATCTCAAGGGTAAAATATATTGCCGTGCACTACACCGCAAACAATGGAGACACGGCATATAACAACACTGCCTATTTTAAGTCCACTTATAGGGGTGCATCAGCAAATCTTTTTGTTGATGAAACATCCATTTGGCAATCAGTGGATGATAAAAATATTGCATGGCATATCGGAACATCAGGCAAATATTATCACGCATACGCAAGAAATAGCAATACGATAGGCATTGAGATGTGCAGCAGGATTGGTTCAGATGGGAAATATTATATTCCCGAAACAACGCAAAAGAATACGGCTGAATTGGTCAAATACTTGATGAATAAGTACAATATTCCGATCGCAAATGTCTTACGCCATTATGACGTGACCCATAAGAGCTGTCCGGAGCCCTTCGTCCGGGTACCTTCTCAATGGACTAATTTCAAGGCACTTATAACAGGAGCTACGACAAGCACTGTCACAAGCGGTTCCAGCACGACCGCAAGCGCAGGAACCACATATATAAAGAATAACAGGGTTGGGCTTGTGCAGACAGCCTTAAACACTTCCTATAAGTCCAATCTTATAATTGATAAGTCATGCGGGCCAGCCACGCAAAAGGCTATTACGGCGCATAATTTAGCTTATTATGGCGGTGTGCAGCCTTATGGCGCATATGTAAAAGCCATGCAGCAGATGCTTAATGATTTGGGCTACAATTGTGGAAATGCGGACGGCTATTTTGGCAAAAAAACAAAAGCGGCGGCATTAGCATATCAAAAGGCTAATGGGCTTAGTGCAGATGGCATTGTTGGGTTAAATACTATGCTGTCAATGCTCAAAAAATTCAATTAAGATAAAAATAGCATATTTGCCGGAATACATTTTAAGCATTCCGGCAGATGGCTAGATAGGAAGTGATAGCATGATATTAGCATCAGGCATAGATCCAGGCACAATAACTTTAATAGTGGCAGTCGTCAGCTGCCTGCTTTCAGTAATCTCCATGACAAGAAGTGGCGGCTCCACCCACGAAAAAGAAGGAGAGAGATGGGGGGCTTTTTCCACGGAAATCAAAGTAGAAATGAAATATATCCGTGGCGATTTGGAAGAGATAAAAGCTGCAGTAAATAAGACGGAGGAAAATTCAGACAATGCGCTCAAAGAGTTAAAGAAATCATTTAAGGACAACATTTCGTATCTCCATGAGCGGATTGATCAACATTTACGAGATGAACATAATCAGACAATACCAAAGCGTAAACCATAAATAAGGAGATTGGATGAACATCGACGATAAAATTGAAAAAGTAGAGGAAAAGATAGATAACATAAGCCTTGCAACGGAAGTTCTTTGTCACACTAAAGATACTATTAAAAAATTATGGATTCTCATCATAGCCCTGATCATGGCATTGCTGATAACCAACACGTACTGGATTCACAAATTCACCCAGTATGATTTTGTCAGCTATGAGCAGACATCAGACGATGGAACAAATAATTTCGTAGGAAGAGATGGTGATATAAATAATGGCAAAACAAATAATTAAGATGAAGAAAAAGAAAAATGGCGCAAAAGGCATGGCCATCAAGAAAAAAAAGAAATGATATTATCATTACGATTGGAGCGGTGCAATGGGCAAACGCTTAAAAATATCAGAGTTCGTCAAGAGCGAGATTCTATATTTCGAGGAAAATTGCAATTTTTTACCGGACGAATCGGAATATTTTAATTTGCGGTCAAAAGGCAAAAGCAACATAGAGATAAGCTTAAAGATGAACGTGTCCGAACGGACCGTGAGCAATCTGTCAAAAGCGGTCATAAAAAAAATATTGAAAGTCATTTAGGGTTACCCAAGATAATTTGGGTAGCCCTTATTTTTTTGCGTAAAAATTGCGGATTACGTGCATTTTATAAGCATTTTGCTTGCAAGTTTTCCCACGGTTTTAACGATAAAATTAACTTATGAATAAAGAATGGATAATTAAAATATTGGAAAATATAGGGCATAGCGAAAAAGATGCCCGTGGGATTTATGACTATTTCGAGTCGAAAAATGATTTGAAGGCATTGGAAAATCTTGTCTTAGCTGAGCAAGTTATCAAAAAAACATAGGAGGTCTTTCATGGCATATGAAGAGAGTTACGCAAGATACAGCGCAGAAAATGTATTTACCGGAATGATCAATGAAAGCGGCGATATTTATAACGCAGGATACCGAGGGGCTACAAGCAAGGTTGGTATAGATAATGAGCGTGAGAACATGCTCTTAAAGCAGATAAGTGAGATGCAGGAGGTCATTGATAATTACTTCAACAAATTGGTCGAGCTAGGGGAAATAGTTCCACAAAAGACACCAGAGGAGATAGCCGCCGAACAGTTGCGGCTAGCGCAGGAGCAAGCCGAACAGCAGGCATCGATCAATAAGCAATTGTTGGAAGCAATCGGCGCACTTAACGCAGAGGTCAAAGAATTGAAAGGAGTCACAGAAAATGGGATGGATAGAAAATCTACTGGGCTTGGCAGAAACACAGTCGGGAGCGATAGCAAAAATG